GGCCATCAGACAATATAGAATCATCTAAAAGAATCAATGAGAATCTATTTCTACCTAGAACTTTAACTCTCAATCCATTTGGATATTTTGAAATCAATGAAGAAGCACTAATTAAATCTTTATTGTCAATTTGAATTGACTGTTCTTCAGAAGATCCTTCATAAATCTCATCAGACTCTACAAAATATTGACTAGGAATATCTTGTGATCGATAGAAATTATCTTTATTTTCCTTTGCTAAAACTTTTAATTTAGCAAAGAATTCATTGAATTTAGCTAAGAGTTTATTTTCATCGGTAGTTTTGAATGCCCTAAATGGATATTTTAAAGACTTCATAGCCATATATGAACCCTCATCTGGATTTAAGCTAAATCCACCATTAGCTAAATTAGCTTTGAATTGACCATCTTCAAGATTAATTATTATCAATCCATGCATGGGATCATTACCACGAATTTTACTAGATACATGCTCAATATTACCAATCATCCCAAAGGCAATATTAATACTTTCTGTAAACCGACGACTAAAGTAAACTTTAATATATCCATTTGGGAACTGACTTAGAAATGATTCCTTAATAGAATCCATCAATTCAGTATATTGCGAACCTTCAGATTTTACCCCAGAATCATCTTCAGATACAATAGATTGAATAGATTCCATTAATTCATTTAACATTATATAATTCCTTAATTAAACAATTGATTAACTATATTTATATTAATTAAAAATCAACTTAAATGCATCTTCCTTAATCCAAGGATATTTATAACTAAGTGTATGATCTTTCGCAAGAATTAAAATATTAGCTTCTTCTGGATCTAAATCTTCAATATCCTGAATGAATAATTGTAGTTTCCTACTATCACTAATATTTGGTTCAGAATAGACATATAGCTTTTTATAAATTCCAGCAATCGTGGCATCGGCATATCCAGGCATAGCCGTGTGATTTGGCTTATATCCATCAGGAATTCCTTTTGGCAATCCTTTAAATCCACGTTCTTGATAATCAAAGTTAATCTCAAGTATATACATTAATTCTGGATTGACTTCTGCTTCCTTCTTTAATTCTGCTAATTTTATCTTTTTTCCTTTCAGCTTGTCAATTGAATCTAAAATTTCAGTTATCGTTCTTTTCATCTTTAATCACTTCCTGTGTTGGTATTTTAAATTCATCTTTTAAAACTCTGCGGATATTACCATGTTCATCTTTAATCCAGTCATATTGACCTTCATTAGATTCATACAATAATTCCTTCAATATCTTCATTCGTTTTACTGGTTCCATATTAAACTCCTAGTTTATATGCTTATTTATTTGTCTTGGTAAAAAATCATAAATGTTATCTAAATGTTGCATTAAACGGCGATCCATAAAATAAGCCACTAATGAACTTGAATTTCCATTTGCCTTAGATTCCAAAAATGATTGGATGATTGAATCGGAAATCTCTTTAGGGATTCTTTCAAAGTCAATCAATGTTCTGTTTCGTTCAACCTTTTCTTTGATGTCATTTGGGATTGTTCTAAATTCCAAAATAGGATCAATCCACGTTTGATAAATTGACTTCTGACGTTTTTTATTTATCAAGGAATCATCATCAGATAAAACATTAGGAATCCCGTCACTAGCTTCGCCACGAATAGATTTTTCAAGTAACAATAATTCAACATCAGTTACTCGTTCAATCATACCTTTTTGATGTACAGAAAATTGCTGAACATTAGGATAATTTAATTGCTTAAAGTCATTATCCGAAGAACAGATTAGAATTGGTTGGTTAGATTCAATCAGTCCATCCTGAACATTATAATCTGGATTATTAGTGATGTATTTAGTTAACACACCAACCACATCATCACATTCACATTTAGGTACTTCAATAACTTTAAATGGAAAATGATCAATCAATTCTTGTTTAATTGTATTAGTTATAGTAAACAGTTTATCCCAGTCAATTTTACTTTTATCTCTATCATTTTTTCTGTGACCTTTATAGTTTGGAAAAATATCCTTTCTCCAGTATTTGCGAGAATCGCAAGCAATGATAATTTCACCATAATCATAACCATACTTCTTATTGATCCATTTAATCGAATTTAAAACTTCATGTCTAATCAATGGAGTTAAGTTAGAATCATTATTGGTTACTTCCTTCAATAAATTCTTTAAAGCCTTTCCTACGGAAACCTCTGAGAAATCGATAAAAATCATTAAATATTCCTTTAAAATTATTATGTTACTTAAATTAAGCCAATTTTTAGTATACTTTAAAATCAAATAAATGTAAAATTTATTTTTATTCTTTATTTAAATCAAACAGTTAACCTAAAATAAACCTCAATTTTGATGCATGTTAAAAATCTAGGTAATAGGGTAGTATGTCCAACTGCAATTTAAATGAACTTTAATTTAATATCCTTTTAAATCAATAACTTAAGTTTTCACTGAAAGTGCTGTTTTCTTTAATATAATCAATGAGTTACTTAAAAGTTAGAGAAAAACGTTAAAATTTTTATAAAAGGGTATCTGGTTTTATTTAGAGTATAATTTAACTTTAAAGAAAAAAATTTAAAGTATATTTAAAATCTACAATTACTTCTAATAAAGGAAAATTTAATAGTATGCGTTAGCAGCCTACGGCAGTACAGTTAGTCCTAAAGTTGATTAAATATATTTTAACGTTACAATAAACTTTACCAAAAATCCCCCTTTAAATCCCCCTAACTATTAATCTAAAGTTAAACTAACTGTACTGCCGTAGGCGGCTTCGCCCACTTTAATATTTACTTTAAATTTCAGTCCACGAAATGTAAATGCCTAAACATCACTAAAGATGTATTTAAATTCTAATATTAAATTTATTATAAAAATATTAAATATATCACGTTTTTAAAGTAAAGTCAATAGATAAGTCAAATATATTTTTAGTATTTGTATAAAAGACACACAAAGAAAAAGCCCACCTAAATTTCTCTAAGTGGGCTTTCGGATAACATTAATTTAATTGTTAGTATAAAAATGTAACACTGTTACCAAATATAATGCAATCAATTTCAGATATATCTTTATCATATTGACTAGATAAAATATCATTCAATGTTTCTGTGCTATCAACTCGCATTCTGAATTGTAAAGTATCATTGCCTGGATTATAAAATTTATCACCAACTTTATACCATATAACACTATCCAAATTAGATGAATGAATATAAGAACCTGGTTCTGGGTTTATAGACATTTCTATATAATCCAGATAACTGTCTCGTGGCCATTCATCATCCTTTTCAGAATGAATAATTAAAAATCTATTCATCTTCCTCAGTAATTCCAAAGATTTTATTGTAAGCAATTTCAAATTGAGTAGCTTGGGCAATCGTTTGATCTTTGTTAGATTTATGGTAAGCCATAGCAACTTGCTTCATTAACTTCTTATCGACATCAGGGAAGTTCTCCGATAGAGTTTCAAAGATTGCTTTAATATTATCCTTTTCAGATTCAATCCGAAACATAGATCCAGATACTTCATGAATTGCTGCTTTAATCTTATCAAGATCCTGTGGATTATTTGGTAATATACTTTCAAATTGTTCTACTGACATTTTACTCTTCTCCTTTGGTTGGTAAACATAAATTTAAAATATTATCTGTAACTTCTAATGCTTTCATTTTATCTCCCGATAGAATTAAATTTCTTAACTCATGGGTTTGTTTAATAATATCTCCATATATTATATTGGTTAGTTTATATTTGGCTTCTTTTAATTGATACTTAAGAGTATCTGGATTACTGTAAAATTTAATTCCTAGATTTAAATCAAATCTATATTCATGTGTATAATTTAAATTTACAGAATTAAGGAAATTTTCCAGATTTTCATTGCGTTCAGTTAAATCTTCTATTGTTACAAAAAATCGATAATCAATATCATCAATCTTTCTACAGCCGGTTTCATGTAATTCAAAATTATCTACTATTGACATGTTTTATTTCTTGGGTACAGTTCCACGTTCCACTTCCATCCATCAATATAATCGCTTAATCTAATAGATTCTGTTTTAATTTCAATTTTTGAATCAGTAACTGATAGATAATAAATTAATCCATTATTCATTGAAAAGTTTTTCAATTGAAACTTAATACCTTCAATTGAAGTTAGATTAAGTTTATCTTCTAAAGATAATGGAATTTGGTTACCAAATATACCTACAATTACCTTAACATTCTGAATTCTAATCAAATCATCGGCAGAATAATTAAATAATCTATCAGATAGTTGTTTTAAATACCATTCTTTAAATGTTCCAAATGATTTCACTCGATTTGGATTTTCTAATTTAAATATACCCATTTGTTGTACTACTCCACTTTAGTTAAGTTAGTAATGATTATTCTGAGTTCCACTGAATATCATGTATTCAGATTTAATTAGAGTGGGAATCGAACCCACATCAACCTACAGTAAGAAGTCCTTCCAAATTAGACGATCTAATTAAATACCAGTATCGATTTGCTGGTTGGTAGTTCTTAATTACCTAGAACCCAGAATAATCACTACTTTAGTTAGTTTCGTATTATATAAGTTTATTAAATCCTTGTCAACAAATTTAGATAAATATTAATTTAAACATCGTTTATCTAGTAATGATATTACCCTACGTATATAAATTAACACACAAATCTACTTCTCAATTCTATATTGGTTATCGTTCTGCTAATAAAGTATACCCTGAATTAGATATAGGTTTCAAGTATTTTTCTAGTTCAAAATTAGTTAAAGCGTTAGGATTTGAGAATTTTGATATAGAAGTCATCGCTGTTTTCTTTAAAAGTGATGACGCACTGGAATTTGAACAAGGTCTTATTAAAGAGAATTTTGACAACCCATTAAAACTTAATCTAAAATATTATTATGATAAAGTTAAAAAATTTGATACAACCGGTAGAAAATTAACTCTAGAACATAAGTCTAAAATCTCCAGACGTAATACAGGTAGAATAATGAAACCTGAAGTTAGAAAGAACCTTTCTAACAATCGTATGGGTAATAGAAACCCTTTTTATGGGAAGAAACATTCTAAAGAAAGTAAAGAGAAAATCTCTAAAAGGGATTACTCTATGGTAAGCGGTATTAACAATATTCATTCAAAACAAGTTATTGTTAATGGAGTATTGTTTGATACGGTTAGAGAAGCTAGTAAATTCCTTAATATACATGATAATACGTTAAGGGATTATTTAAAAGGTAGAACTAAATTGCCTGATAAAATCTGGCAAGCTGAATATCATTTATGATATTCAGCAACTGTATATGTATATGTCCTAAATGTAGATCACTTGTAAAGAATTTCATAATTTATATTTCCAATTTATTAAATTTGTAATGATTATTCGGGGTTCCACTGGACATCTCGTATCCAAATTTGCGAAGGTAGGATTTGAACCTACATCAACTTACAGTAAGAAGTCCTTCCATTAGACGACATTCGCAAACCTCAGTATCGATTTTCTGAGTGGTAGTTCTTAATTACCTAGAACCCCGAATAACCATTACATGATATTATACTGATATTTAAGATTATGTCAATACATTTCATGATTTACTGAAGATAATAATATACTCAATCATTGAGAATAACCAAGCCCCTGAAAACATTGCAATTAATATTACCATGAACCTAGAGAACTTATTATTATACATCAAATCATCTTCATTGGCTGTACTAAAGAACATATACAGAATAACCATGATTGAAAATAATATTGCACTAACATAATCCATTTAAAAATCTCCCTGTAAGAGTAGTGTATATAGCAGAACCATAGTTAAACTAAAGGCATGTTGATTAGCCGTTATAATAACATCTCGTTTAGTAGTATTTGATTTTTCGGCTAATTTAATTACTTGATCATCATTTTGTTCAAATAACCAAGTAACATAAAAACAACACAATATTGTTAGTATATTAAATCCTACGATAAAATATATAATGTAATTCACTTTTTATCCTTCTTTGAATCAAATATGTTTAACTTTAAAGATTTAAATTCATTATCTAATTTAAATTCTAGTTTATCTATTATGCATTTAATGGTAACTATTGTCAAGAACATTTTATCCTCGCATTAATATATAATCATGATAACCAGCAGCTATAAAGAAAAATGTAAAAACTGAATTGATGATAAAGTACATTGTACTAATTATCATAATCATATATCCATGTGAATAATAATTCGATTCAACTTCAAGAATTATCCAACAATATATTATAATATTGAATAATATCCAGAATAATCCTGTAAACATCATAAGAAGAGCATCTGTCATTTTATATCCACCACTTTGAATTCATTCTGCCAAACATTATTTTTATTCAAGAATAATCTTCTAATATTATAATCCAAAGCATAGGTATCTGCATAGTCATCTTTACTCCTAACAGATCGACCAGCACCCTGAATGATTTTCATCAAAGTCATCAATTCATATATTTCTTTATGATAGTTCATAATATAATGAATTCTCTTATCCGCTAAACTTGCATACGGCGCTTTAACTAAAATCTGATACCTACACATATCCCCATCTAAAGATACTCCCTCAAATATGCTAGGTGAAATTAATACTGATAGTTTACCACATTCTTTAAATTCATTAACAGAATCTTCAGCTTTATTTCCTCGTGTATGCTCAATAATATTAACTTTAGAATTCTTATTTGATCTTAGATGATCAGCAATCTGTTCCGATAGTTTAAATGATGGCGTTAAAATTATACCATTATCATTTTTGGAAGCATGAAAGTTTACAATTTGTTCAGATACTTTAGATATATATTCAATTGTATCAGGATCTTGCAAACTTGTATTACTAACATTT